TTAAAACTAATAACTATTCTTTCATCCATTTTATTAATAACATTATCATTTCCATGTCTTAACCAACCAGGAAACAAAACTAACTGACAATTCTCAACAGTAATCGAATGATATTCATAATTGTATAGAGTATACTTTTTCTTATCCGTAAAATATACCAATTGATTGGGATTATGAAAATATAATTTATCATCTTCTGCTACATTAATATACAAAGCACCAGAAACTTCAGATGTTGGATGTGAGTGTTGGTTTAATTTACTACCCGCATTCTGAATATTAGACCATATTTGATCTCCTATCTTACTAGGAAAATTGCCAGATGTTTCATTATATTCATCTAAAGCAATTTGAATACGATTTTTAATATTTTTATCCAAAAACTTAGGAAATTTTCCGTGTGTGGAATAACCATCCCCTTCAATAGCTTTATGTGATATATGATCAATTTTCTTAATACGATCCCATAATTGAAGTCTTTCTTTAGAAGTTATAAAATCAAGTTTAATTGCTATAGGAGTTGGAAATATAGGTACAATATTCATCCTAACCCCGATTGGAATCTCATAAACTCAATTGCATTTTTAATTTGATATGTTCTGTTCTGTATCACTTTAAGGATGCTTTCGATATATGTAAGCATTGTATCATAATAATCTATCTTTAGGGAAGTGTTAGATAACTTTTCATCAGCATCAAGATACTTAGTCATTGTATCTTTATCTCTTATCTTCTTTGGAAATGGATTCTCAATATAAACATCTGGGTCTGCTTTCCCACTAAAATACTCATACCGTTCATGACGGATGTTCTTTCTTTGTTGCTCTGCTTTCTTTCTTAATAGAAAGATTGTATTATATAATTCAAAATACTTTGCATGTAGAGAGGGGATATTTAATGACTCCGTATGAAGTTCATCTGGATTTATTTTTGAATCTTTCTCCCACATCTCTTGAAGTTTATCAAGAGTAATACTCATAAATCTTTATTTTCTAAATCGGTTAGGTCGTATATAGTATACTTGAAAGTTGCCTCTGCTGTAAAGTACTCTACATCAGTATCAGTTGCATCAAATGTAATTGTAGATAATGATACTGGAAATAGGTCTTTAAAATTAACATTAAATTTAGCAACCAAGTTACTACTTAAAATTTGAAGAGTGCCATCAGAATAAATGTTATCTCCTCTATTTGCAAACCTTGGTTTAATAACTGCTTCCTTTTCCAAATCTGCAAAATCTTTAAGACTGTCTGGAAAACCAAGACCACGAATCCATCTCTGCAGTTCCATATAATTGACAAGATCTTCATCAACCATAAAACGTATACTCAAATCACCAAATTCTACTTTATCACCTGGTGTTGGAATATCTCTCAAGTATGTTGGTTGAGTTGCTACACCAAGATCCATCGATGGTATATTTGCTTGGTTACAAAAGAATGCAGCAGCAGGACTTCTTTTAAGTGTAAATTTAAAACCAGTAGGTGCTAGAAAATTCCTATTACTCAAAGGAGTTCCTGGTCTCTCTGCTGGTGGTTTTCTAACTGCCATTATAAGATACTTTTTAAATATTTAGGCAAAAAAAAGAGGGTGGTTAATCACCCTCTTATATTATGCTACCAAGTTAAGAACTCTAGATAATGATGTAACCTGTTCATCTTTCCACTTAAATGCAACCTTTTCCCAATTTCTACCAAGTTTAGATCCTTTTTCATTACGCATATATTTGTCCAACCAATAGCAAGCATAAGATACAGTTCTATTCATTCCATCAGAATTAAACCAACTCGTACCTTTAGATTTAAATATTTCTGCATTTGTCCATTCCCAACATATGTGTGCAATACCATCCCAGTCTTTTCCTTTTGTACTGAATGCTCTTTGGTCTATATCCCCTAACCCTTCAATAAGTCTATCATTATAACATCCATATTTTTTAAGAGACATTAATGCAGTGCAAACAAGTGCTTGATCCCAATTAGAAGAAACAGTAATTATTTCATCAAGACATTTTATTTCCTCAATAAAAGCACCAACTTGTCCAGGAAGTTCTGGTGTTTTAATAGTAAACTGATTCCACGTATCTGGATAGAAAAAATGACATGCTTTATTTAATCCTGAAAGAATTTGTCCTTTAATCAATTTGTCAGATTTTGGGGTATAACTATACATTCCAGAAAGGATACCATATAATTTTTCTTGATTTCTTTCAACACTATCAGGTGAATCGAAAGTATTATATGAATCTCGTATACGATCAATACTATCAAATGAATATTCAATTACAAATACTTTATCTGGAATAGCATCAGATCCACCTGTACGCCAATTTAATGCTCTGGTGTTTGAATCTATTCTCCATACTTTTCCTGCTTTATATTTTTTTCCAAAAATTGTGTCTGGTTTGGTAAGTTTAGCAAGGAATACTACAACATGTTCTGGTCTCAATATTGATAGATGTTTCTGTGCTTTACTTAATCTACCTTCTGTATTTCTCTGGCAGAATACTTCTTCTATCGCTGCAAACTCATCATAACTCATCCAATATGAGTTGATAATATCACTATCATGATATGGCTTGACGGGCACTATATCCCCATCATTTCTATAAACTGGCATTTTTACCTCTGGGTATAAACAAAACACTTCCCGAAAAGGTGGGTTGTGCGAGATAAAAAATATTATAGCATAAAAAAGACCCCTGTAAAGGGGTCTTTGTGTAAAAAGGAATATTTCCTTTCTTCTTACATGAGGTTCTTAACAGCAACACGCCTGTAATAGCGGTTCTTGTTAACTGTAAGACCACCTTCTCCTTGGGTCTTACCTTCTGCGAATGGGTTAGCAACCATACCATAACGAGTCTTAAACCCGATTTTTGGTTGGAAGGTATTCTCTCCCACAGCACGAACCATCTGTAGCGGAACGTAAGGGCAGTAGAATATACCAGCGTCATAAGGTGAGGAACCTTTGTAACCGCAAACGTAGTACTGATTACCACTAGCAGTTGCAGTGTTACCAGAAGAATCAAGGTTAGCAGCATATGGGTCAATGTAGACTCTATACTTACCTTGAAGAACACCAGCAAATGTATTGCCTGTGTCATCAACGTTAAGGTTAGCATTAAGTGCTGGAGTGTAGTCAAGTACACCTGCCATTGTTAATGCAGAAGCAACGTCAGCAGAACATAGGATAATGTTACCCTTTCCACGACGAGTTCTTTGTGCGATTGCGTTAGCATCTCTTTCAATCTGGAACAGAAGTCCTTTGAACTTCTCAACAGACCATCTACCATTAGAGTCGATGTCTAGGTCGAAGATACCTGCAGCAGCAGTGTTTGAAACAGCACCCTGTTCAGCAACCTTGTAAATTGTACGAATAACTTCTCTGTTAATTTCAGCAAGTATTTCAGTACTAAGGATGTTAGCAAGTTCTGCTTCAGCATTCAATCCGTGAATTGCCTTAAGGTCTTGAGCTAGTTCTAAACTGTACTCTGCCTTTAGTGCTCTGGATTTCGCTGTAACCGTGACTTTCTCGATTGAGAATGCCATCTGGTTGAAGTTATCACTAGCAGTTCCAAGATCTTCAGCGTTGTCGGTACGCATACCTTGACCAACGTTGTATGCCTTGTCATCTCCTGCACCACCAACTGGGTTAAGAACTGCAGGGTTCTGTTGTGCTGCTTGAGCAGTAGTACCCATACCAGTTGCATGACCTGACCAACCTTGTGTAAGGTCAAATGCTTCGTTCTGTCCAGAGAATGCTGAATCTACTTCATCGTAGAATGTTTCAGTACCAGACTGATTGGTGTAGCGAGAACGCATAGCAAAGATAAGACCAGTTGGTCCAGACATAGGCTGAACACCAGCAAGATCGTATGCCACCAAGTTAGGCATTGAACGACGAATTAAGCTGATAAGAACTGGGTCAAAACCTGCAACAGGACCTGTTGCGGTTGCACTTGCACTAAAACCAGCATTAGCACCAGTATTAGTGTTGTTTGTTGGAGTTTCGTTCAACATTCCGCTTTCTTGGAATGCTGATGTCTCCCTTAAAAATTTTTCTTGGTTTTCTAACAGGACTGCAGTAACCGCTTTACGATGGGGGTCTGTGATTTTCTCACATCCCTCATGCTCTAGAAGAGGCTTCCACTTTTCCTGCAATTGTTCTGATTGGAACATTTGAGGTTTACCTAATAAGTGTTTACGTTTGAATTATGTTAAATTCAATTATTTAAGAGTGTTTCCCAAAGATTTGATATAAGCATTCATGGAATTGGATATTTCACCAACGCCTTCTGCGTTATCTACACCTTCTGATAGGGATTCAGTCTTAGATGAAGGAGAATTTGTTCTTGAAGTGAAATAAGATTCCTTCAATGTCTCCAACTTTTCACGATATTCTGTTTCACTTTCAAACTCCACACTTTCGGCAAGTGAGGCGAGCTTCTCTTTCTGGGTGGATGCTAATCCTTCAGAAACATCTCCTAGTATACCATCAGCAACTGACTCACCGAGTCTGTTGTTTAAGTTGATATTCTTTTCGATTTGCTCATTGAGCTTGGTTTCCATGTCATCAAGTTTTTCTACCATACTCTCAAGGACATCGTATTTGTCTTCAGGGATTTGTACATAATGTTCTTCAAAAAGACCCTTCATTCCTTCAAGGAATGATTCGGTCATTTCGGTCTTAAGACCGTTTTCTACTGCAAGTTGGTTTTCTTCAAACCACTCGTCAGCAACATATTCTAGATAAGAATCAACTCTTTCTGCGAGTGACTCTTTTGCTGTTTCTATTTCTTCGTCAAGTTTCTCTTGAAATTCTACTTCAAGAGCTTCTTTAACTTCAGCAACTTTTGCGTTAATAGCAGTTTCAAAGATTGTCTTTGCCTTTGCTTTGAAATCTTCAGAAAGATCTTCTCCACCAAGGAGAGCATTGACATCTTCTTCTACGTCATACTCTGCAACTTCTACCACTTCTTCTTCAGAAGAAATTTCGTTTTCTGCAACCACTTCTTCCTCCGTAGCGGGTTCTTCAGCGACAACCTCACCTTCGACTTCCACATCCTCTTTAGCGGTCTTACCTTTGCGGTTAGTGACTACATCACTTACCTGCTTAAGTGTACCACCAGGTGTTTTTAACTTTGCAGAATCATCATCTGGTTTGTAGTTATCTGGAGTAGGACCTCCTAGATCTTCATAGGTTCCTGCAACTGAGGTATCCATAGAATCTGCTGGTTTTGCGTTTGCATTAACAGCAGTTTTGGATTGCTTTGTGCCTGGATCCATTTCTTGTAATTGTTTGCCACGAGACATGTGAAACTCTCCGATTTGTGCTATCTAAATCTATATTTATTTAGAAGTTTTATAAGTTTGATAAGAAATCGTTAAACAGGTTAAGTTTCTGTTCATCTAATTTCTTTTGTGTTGTTAGGGTATTAATCTGTTTGTAAGTCTTTTCTGCGAACTTCTCACGTAGAATTCCTCCATCCCAGACCCAATCTTTCCCTTCCATAATTCCAGATACAAAAGCATCAGGAGCAGAAGGATCGGCAACGATATCAGCAGCAGTTGCTAACATGAAATCTTCACCAACTATATTTACACCTTCTCTTGTTTGCTTCAAAGAACCAACACCACGAGAAGATACACCAAGTTTTACACCTTCTTCAATAAGTGAAGATGCAATTTTACCCATTGGTGTACCAAGTATTTTAGCTTTACCAATAAAGTTAGAACCATTTTCTTTTAGAGATACAATTTTATGTGATACTCTATCAAGGTTAACGGTTGGACCATCTGGATGACCAAGTTCACCAAGTGCTCTTCCTGAAGTAATGTGATTTTCGCTATAGCGATTCACTTCCTTACGAAGAGTTTCCATCGGATACATTCTACCATTACGGTTTTTAATGTTTCCTTGTAAGAACACACCCTCAATATACATTGACTTCTTGCCGTTCTTTTGTTCGACAAGGAATTCAACAGATTCTATTTCTTCTCTAATAAGTTTCATTAGAATTCTCCGTAATTATGCGGGTGAGGATGGGTTAACTTGTTGCACATAAACTGAACCAATCCCAAGATGGGTTATTGTTCCAACTTTAAATGATGATCTAAGTTCTGCATATCCAGTTAATGTTGCTGGATTATCTGCAGAAGAATCATGATCAATTACAATTCTTTCTCCATGAAATCCTGAAAAACCTGGAGTACTGTCAATTGATTTAACTATCTTATGTTCAAAATCATAATCTGATTGATCTAAAACAGTTAATGAAACTGCATCTCCTGGCGTAAACTGTGAAGCAACACCTTCAGGCATATCAAGAGTTGTAGTAGCACCAGTAGTAATACCACTAATCTGTTGTGATGCAGGTTTACCTAATGCAACGCATTGAGGATTATCTGGTGTAATCATATAATCAGCACGAGTAGCAGTTGGAAAAGTACCAATTGCAACGTGTGCAAAAGTACCAATTGCCACTACTCTCAAACTATCAGACTGATGTTTGATAGCACCTGATCGATTATTAGCAGGAGTACATGCAATACTTACGTTATTTCCAACGGGTTTATGTGCCATTATCGTGAAATGTTCATGTTATTCTTATTTATCAGATTACTCATCATCAGTTTCAGCATCCACAGGATCTGCTTCTGCCTCAATCTCATCTTCTACTTCATCTTCAACTTCATCACCAAACAAACTGTCAGCAGCAGTTGGTTTATAAGCATCAACTCTTTCAGAAGTTTTTGCAAAAAGCATATCTTTTATCTTATCACTGATTTGTGAAGGAGATACATCTTTAGTAATCATATCCATCAATTCAGCTTGTACATGATCCATGTTAGGCATAATAGTATTTAATCAATTAGTAATCGTTTATTATTTATATTTCTCCACCTTTAGGAATCTCTGGAGCTTTTGTTGCTCCTGCTTCTGATTCTAAATCTGGTTCCATTTCATCAGAACCAAGATCCATATCAGCAATTTGATCTAGAGGAATTCCAGTCTCTGGATCAGTTGGAATAGAAGGATCTGGTATAGTACCATCGGCAATTTCTTTTGCCATGATTTCATTCTGTTCAATAATTTCCTCATCAGTCTGACGAAGAACTTTACGTCTTAAATAATCCTGTGAGAAATATCTTCCAACATAAGGTTCTGCAGTAGCAACGTTATTTAACCTTTCAGTAAATAATTCAGTTTCTTTTAGTTCAGAGAAATGGTTATCATATAAGAAGTCATATTGTATATGCTCACTCATCTTATCCCAGTCTTCTGGGGTGATGATATTCTTAAGGATTAATTGTGTTTTGAGTATATCATTGAACATATGAGAGAATCTCTTTCTCAAACGTCCTACAAATTTAGTAAACTTAAGTTCATCTCTTAATATCTCTGAAGATCGTCCCAGATTGAATCCTCCCTCTCCATCCATTCTTGATGGGGGTACGTTGAGCGACCTATATAATTTCTTTTTGAAGTACTCAATATCCGTGATTTCACCAAGGTTTTGACCTCCTGGAAGAGTAGAAATTTCAGTTCCACGTCCCCCCTCTCTTCGAGGCAACCAGAAATCTTCAAGCATTGCCATATACTTCTTGTCATCTCTGATCTCTCCTGTGTTAGCGTCGTAAACAAGTTTGTTTCGATATCGCATCATCACATCTCTGAGATATTGCTCTGCCTTGACTTTAGGTAAATTACCTACATCTATGTAGAAGATTCTACGTTCTGGAGCACGAGATAGTCTGTAAATAACAAGACTATCCTCAATCATCCTTAATTGATTGATAGATTTGATTGCTTTATGAAGATAACCAAGAGTACATCCTTTATTTCTATCTACTAATCCACTTGTACAATATACAATGGAATCCTTGGTCATTTTTATCCCTTGACTCGCACCAGTTGCATCTCTTGCACCAGTTGGATATGTTGACTTTGGATTGTATATAAAATATTCTTCTATTTCAGGCCAATCATAATCCATTGGATTATCATTCTGGAACCTTTGGATACTATTTAATTTATCACCCTCTTTCTTTTTTGCCTGTTTAACATATCTCATCTTCATTGCGTCAATATAACGCAATTCCTTAATTCCTTCTTCTGGTTTCTTTACATCTATTACCTTATGATAATATATTCTACCGTCGATGTACCAGTTTCTATAAATTTCATGTGCTTTTTTATCAAAGTCTAATAAGTCTTTGATATGTTTAAACTCTTCTCTTACCTTTTTCTTAATACCATCACTCGCATTCAAATGATCCAAATCAATCTCTATGGGACTATCATTTGTATCTGAAACAATTGCTTCATTCACAATATCTTCAATAGCACTATCCGCTTCTGGATGAAGTGCCATCTCACGATATCTTTTGATAAGTTCAAATTCAGTTCTAAAGACTCCTTCTATATCAACATAGGAACCAAAAAAACCACTACTCATAAAGTGATCATTCCCGTCCTCGTGATTAGGAGGAACGGGAGAGACCGCATTTGGAGATAGTGGTTCATTGTCCTCTATCGAGAACCCAAATAATTTTGCCATAATTTATTTAAAAGTTTATCCTTATACTTTATTTAGTTACCCATTTGGAGACCCTGCTCCAGCCAAGGAGAAGGAATTGACTTGGAATTCAACTGTGAATTCTTCAATCGCATCTGATGAATCGTAAGATAGATCAATCGGTGATACAGCAGTTGGGAAAATGTCAATGAATTCATATTCTTTAAGAACTGAATTACGATCTCCATTGTCAACAGCAGTATTTCCTGCGGTACCAGGGTTTGAACCTCTACCTAATTGGAATACCTTCGCATTAACCATATATGCATTTGGGTTAACATTACCTATATTATCGCTCAGTTTCGCCATTTTTTCAACCCACTGTTCCATAGCGTTTCTAATTTCAAAGTTTTCGTCGTTAATAACGGTGACAGTCCAAGGTTCAACTGTTCTGTCTCCAGCGACTTTGAAAATACGACCTCTGAACGGTATGTCAATCTGTGCAATATTGGAAGCAGGTAATTGTGCTGCCTTGCAAAGATATGTCCAAGTTCGTTGGGCATTTTCGGGCCAACTAATTCCGTCAGGTAAAGTTGCCATTTCAACTTCGAATAAATTAGGTCTTGCACCACCGCCCACAAGTTGGGACTTGAAATTGGCGATGGTTTTTACTTCTCTTGATGTTGCCATTTTTTTGGAATCCTCCTGTTAATATTTAGAGTTAATTAAACCCTACCTACGACCTCTTCGAAACTAACACCAGTACGTGTAGCAACGAATGTTAAGGTAATGTAGTTGATGCTCTTCGCAGGCTTCAGGAAGATGTCTGCTCGGAATTCGTTGTTATCAATGATATCAGGTGTATTATTTGTGGTGTCACAAACAACAAGGAATCCGTAAAGTCCTCGTTTTGCCTGAATATCACGAAGATATGGTTCAACGATGTTTCTAAAGTTTGCTCTTGTTAACTCATCGTTAAGTTCGAAGAGTTGAGCCTGTGCTGCTTTTTCTAATGCTTGCTCAACGGTCAAGAATAAACGACGAACGTTAATTCTATCAAACGCTGATGCATATGCGAGTGCAGTCTTATCACCAAATAGAATTGTTCCTACACCAGGTGTGGTGATAAAGGAGTTAATTCTTTGAGGATAAAGTTTGTCTCTCTGTGCCTTGGTTGGATTATACGCAAGTTTAATTCCATTGTTAAGGACACCTCTTTGCTGACCTGCTGGTGAGAACCAAGGATAAGCAGTGAGACTTGTGCGACACATCATTCCAGCAACGTCTGCGTTACATGGAACGTATCTAAACTCATTATTAAATCTATCGTAAGTATACTTGTAACCAGCATCGAACACACCGTAAGATGAAGAACTTAATGGTGAGAAGAAGTTAATTACGTTATTTGTCTGCGTAGTTGTGTTTGTTACGTTAACCACGTTTGCCCTATGAGGACTGACGACTGCCATACAATCTTTTCTGTCACCAGCAATTGCAAGTAATTTATTTGCTTTTGCTTGAGACTTATCTTCAGTATCGCAACCAGGTCCCATGATTAGGTAGTCAACTTCAATTTCATCCTTATTAGCGAATAAATCGTAAGATGTCATCAAGTTTGAAAGTTCTGCTTTCATTCCACCTGTGGCACTATAGTCAACACCACCACCTAGTCCATAGGTTACGTTTCCTATAGCAGAGAATGTAATGTCTTGTGCGTCTTGACTCCAAAGTCCATCGCCTGTTGAAACTGGTACACAAGTTGTTCCTGCGAATCCAGTTGCTCTTGGAGCAGTACCCCAATGAGTATCAGCTTCTACTGATGGATTCTTACCAGCGTAAACATATTGTGAATTGTCTGCAAGATAATTCTTGTAGTAGTTCTTTTCAGGTGCATTTACATTTGATACACCGTCTTTTGCTTTAGATAAGTTTGTGAAAGCTTCAAGAGTATTACCCTTGATTCCTGTTACACCACCCTCATCATCAACAATTACGACGTGCATTCCATCGCCCTTACCACCTCTATCTGTTGTATAAACATTAGATACTGGTCTAGGAGCAATTGATTTCCAGAAAATTGTTGCGTTAGTTAGACCTAACTTCTGCTCATCATACCAATCTGTCTTACTTGCAATACTTGGTGATGTTCTTACAGCACCGTCTGTGCCTGTAATATGAACAGTTCCTGTCTTGAACTCTGCATAGGAAGAACCTTCCTTGTAGTCCATGTAAGTTGTTGTTCCACCGATTGTAACCAGTGTACTAAACGTAACAGCAGCACCAGAAGCAACACTTGAACTGTTAACTACAGCACCAATAGTAACAAAGGTGTCTCCGATAGCAATAACATCATGACTTGCATCAGCACCCGCTACACTACTAATTCCTGGTAGGATTGCTTTTAGTGTAGTATTTGCTCCAGTTGAAAGTCCAGCAAGACTGAATGAATATATTCTATTAGTAGCAGCAAGACCAGCGTTAACTGTTGTCGATGCTAATGATACAGAATATTCTGTGCTTGATGATGATACTCTTGAAGTAAGTTTTACATCAATTGAACTATTACCACCAATAGTGTCAGTAGTAACACCAGTAACGATACCTTTAATGTATCCTACGAATCCTGATGTTGTACCTGCACCTGGAATTGAAACTTTACTTGCTTGAGTTCCTAAAGAAGCAGTTATCGCAAAACCAATCGTTACACCGAGACCAGCAAGGTTTACTGTAGTAATTCCTAGTGTTTGGTCTGCAATGTTATCAATTGAACAAACTTTTATACCATTACCGTAAGTACCTGGGTTTTTAGCAGCATAGTACCAGTTTTGAGTATTCTCAAAATTATTTTTGTAATCGTCGTAATTCTTAACTTTACCGTAATCGGAACTTGTAGAACCAATACCAACACCTGCGTTAGCATTGTTTAATTGAGTGTCGTCAGTTCTAACTACTTTTAATACACCACCGTATGATAAGTATGATGATGCACTCATCCAATACTCATATTGACGGTCTGTAGAAAGTGGTTTACCAAACGCACTTATAAAATCTTCTTCTGTGCTGATGTCAATCGCTTCATCAACAGGTCCAATTTCAAAAGGACCAGCAATTGCACCGATGTTATCCAGTACATTGTCTGCTCTTCCTACTGTTAAATCAACCTCCCTTACCAGTACTCCAGGAGATAATTGAGGAGTCGCCATGTTTTTCTCCGATGTCTCATTTAATCTAAAAATATTTATTCAAAAGCTTATTTTCATTGGGGAAACATGGAGTGAACCCTACCAGTCAGGATATTCCCAATCTTTAATTTTTGGTTTCTTATGCTCTATAATTCTTTTAACAGTACATTCTTTACACTCATATGACCATGATGAAGGAACTGGTCCTCTCTTTTTTCTAGTTCTATAATAACCATCTATCAAATTTTTTGTTTGACCACAAACTCTACACTTTCTATCTTGCAGCAAAAGATGACCTAATTTAATTTGATCATCAAATCCAATCATAGCACTTGAACAACTCCTACCACATCTGGTATCTCCATCATTAGTTTCTTTTCTATACCTTGCTTCAAAGTCATGGTACTCATAGCACATGTCTCACATGCACCACCTAATTTTACTTTAACGTATCCTGTTTCATGTTC